CGGCGTGGCTTGGCGATCGGCTGGTCGGCGCCGTCGAGCCGCCGGGGCAAAGCAGCAAGACGGCGCTGTGGTCGTTTTATCTGGAAGCGCGGCATCGTCTGCAGCATCAGCCGGCGGCGTCGATCGAGGAAGCGCGCCGGCTGATCGCGGAACAGGTCAACGGCATGCTGCGCGGCTTCGGCGTGCTCGATCGCGACGACGCCGGCGTGACGATCCTGGTCGATCCCGAGTTGATCCAAAGGGCGCGCGCATGAGTGCCGTTACGGAAAAGACTGCAGCGACGGAATGCCAAGCCTTGCTCGACGGCGCAGGGCGCTGGAATTGCGACCGCTGCGCGCTGGCCTGGATCGACGGCGACAAGCCGCCGGCGTGCCTACGGACGACTTATGCGCGGCTGTACGACACGGCCGTCGCGGAAGCCGAGCGCATCGAGCAAACACAGCGCGCTTTGGTCGAATCCGGCATCCGCAAATGTCCCGATCAAGAGCAGTTGCGCAAGGCGATGGAATTCCTGGCGATCGGCCGGCTCGTGCAGCGTTTTGCCCAGACGCATGGAAAGGAGCGCGCGTGATGTTCGACACGCTGCATCGCATCCTTTCCGGTCAGACGCTTTCCAAGCGTGAACTGCGCATCGCCGGCGTCGTCGTGATGGCGTGGTTTCTCATGGACCTCGTCCAGTGGGTCGACTGGCTTTTTCAGAAAGTCGCCGGATGACGACGCTCGATCTGCCCGATATCGCGATCTCGATCCGGCAGCCTTGGGCTTGGGCCGTGATCTATGGCGGCAAGGACGAGTATTGGCTTGCCAGCGAATTCCTGAAAAATCACGGCATCGATTGCCCGCCGGCGGCCGAGCTGCAGCGCGGCGGCATCATCGGCTCGGTCGAGGTCACAGGCTCGATCAGCAAGAGCGACAGCAAATGGTTTTTCGGGCCGCGCGCCCTGGTGATGCGCGATCCGAAGCCGTGCGCCTTCGTGCCCGCGGTCGGCGCGCTCGGTTATTTCAGATGGCAGGCGGCGGCGCCATCGATCGTGCCTGCGCCTGCGCGCTGGATGCTGGCAGATCGTCCGGCCGCCGCTGATCTATTAGGCGGTGCGTCATGACCGCCGGCGGCGATGCACTCGCTTTGATGCGCCGTCGCGTCGCGCGGATGCGCAAGGAAGCGTCGCGCGAGATCGACGCGCTGCGGCCGGCGACGCAATCGCGGTTCGATGGCGTCGAACGCATTCCCGGCGATGACGACGCGCAAAACGCCGTGGCGCGGCTGACCGCCTTTGTCGCGCTGATGGATCAGGCCGATGAGGCGCTGACATGACCACAGCAAAGTCGCCACTGCGCGTTGTGAAAAATCAGGCCGACCGCATCGCTGCGGCGTTGAAAGCGGCCGAGCGCGGCGAAACGATCGCACATGATCCAGGCGGCAAGATCGCTGCTGCGCGTTCGCGCGATCAGGTGAAATTTGCCATCGCGATGGATGACAAGATTGTCTCTATCGAAATGCCGTGGGCGACCATCCGCGCCACAAGCGAGGTCGCCTTAAGCGAATATATCGTCAAGCAAATGCGCGGCGTATCGGCGCAGGAACATCATTGAGGGGCAAATGAATGAAAATCTTAAGCGCGCGCAAGCTGACTATGACGACGCCGTTTTGCAGCTCACCGACGCACAGCATGCGGTGGCCGAAAAGGGAAATTCGCTGACGGCTGCGCGCCAGCGTCTGGACGCGGCGAAGCGCGAAGCGGCTGCGGCTATTCCCGTCGACCGAGCAGCACGGCAACTCTCTGGCGGCGGTGCTGTGACGGATGATCATCGCGAGATCGAGCCGGAAAGCGGTCAGCAAAAGGGTTATGTCGTTCTGACCAATGCCGAGCGCAGCAAGGGCTTTGTGCGCCCGGTGCGCGATGCCTATCGGCATTTGAAATGCGGCAAGATCACAACAATGAGCCGCGACATTGCCGAAACCTGCGCGCGCGATCCTGGCTTTTATAGCGGCACATTCTGCACCACATGCCGCGGCCATTTCCCGGTCGGCGAGGCTGGCGAATTCACTTGGTACGAAAACGACGGCTCGGAAGGGCCCAAGGTCGGAACCTAAAAGTGATTTCCGATGCCGCGATCGAGGAACTGAAACAGCGCAATCCGTGCGACGCGGTCGCTTCGCGTTGGGTGACGCTGCGCCGGCACGGCAAGATGATGATCGGGCCGTGTCCGCTGCATTCGCCCGATCCTGCCGCGCGCGACTCGACGGCGTTTGAATGCGACGCCAAGTATTGGGTTTGCGCCGTGTGCAGCGAAGGTGGCGACGTCATCAAGCTTTTGATGATGCACGAGTCAATCGATTTCCGTGCGGCGATTGAGCAGCTCGGCGGCGCGGCCGAGCCGGACGCCGAGCGCGCCGCCGAGCTGGAGCGCGAGCGCCAGGCGAAGCGCACAAAAGCCGCCGTCGCCAATAATGCGTTTCGCGAGCGCGAGCGGGAAACCGTTTTCGAGATATGGCGGCGCGGCACACCATTCCGCGGCACGCCTGTGCAAGACTATCTGGAGCTGCGCGGCCTGCATACGCTGCCGGCCGATTTGCGGCTGCGCTATCTCGACGACATGCCGTACTACTTAACGGGCGCGAAGGATGCGACGATCGTGCATCGCGGGCCGTGCATGCTGGCGCCGATCGTCGACGCCGGCGGCACGTTCCGCGCGCTGCACATGACATGGCTCGATCTGAACCGGCTGAAAGGAAAAGCCGGCATCCGCGAGCCGGAAACTGGCGCTTATCTGCCATCGAAAAAGGTGCGCGGCTCGAAAGCCGCTCATGTGATCCGGCTGTCGCAGCCGAGCGACGCGCCGGTTTCGCTTTGCCTCGGCGAAGGCATCGAAACCGTGCTGTCGGTCTGGCTGGCGCTGCAGCGGTCCGGCCGCGATCTGTCGGGCTTTGCGTTCTGGTCATCGGTCGATCTTGGCAATATCGGCGGCAAGTCGGCCGACAGCGTGCCGCATCCGACGCTTAAGGATGCCGGCGGCAAAAGGCGGCGCGTGCCAGGCTTGGCGCCGGCGCCGGACACGGTGTCGATCGCCATCCCCGACAGCGTGCAGGACGTGGTGCTGCTCGGCGACGGCGACAGCGACCGCTTCACGACGCATTGCACGCTATGGCGCGGCGCGCAGCGTTTCACGCGCGATGGGCGCGTGGTGCGCGTCGCCTGGGCGCCTGATGGCATGGATTTCAACGACGCGCTGCGGGGCGCGGCATAGCACCATGATCGCGGGCTGGGAAAATATCGTCGCCATCATCGATGCAGCGGCGCCGATCGCGGCACCGAATGTCATTGCGCTTGTGCCTAAAGCGTCGTCTGCCGCCAAAGCGAGCGCGCGCGAGAAAAAGGCTGGGGTTTCAGCCGACAAACCGGCCGACGCCGCGTCATCCTCGCCGGCCTCTGATGCAGAAAACCCGGCCGACGGTCACTCTCGCGCTCCAGCAAGCGAAACAGGCGACGCCGGCGACGACGAGGCCAAGCCGGCGCAGCCGAAGGCGCGCGGTTTTTCGATCGAGCAGATGAACAAGGAATTTGCGCTCGTGCTGATGGGCAGCAAAGCGGTCGTATTCCTTGAGCAGCCGGATGCGCCGATCGAGGATCAAAAGCGCGTTCTCAGCCTTGACGCGCTGCGCGCGTGGTTTGCCAATCGCTTCACGGAACGCCTGAGCGCCGACGACAAGATCAAGACGGTGACATGGGCGACCGCTTGGCTGCAGTCGAAAAAGCGGCGCAGCTATAAGGGCATCGAATTTCATCCGAACCCGGACGGCGCGCCGGGCACGGACGGCTATCTCAATTTGTGGTCGGGATTCTCGATCGAAGCCGCTAAGGAACCGGACGTCAAACGCTATAAGACGTTCCGCGATCATCTTTTGACCAATGTGTGCAGCGGCGACGACGCGCTGTTCAAATGGGTGTTCGGCTTCCTGGCGCACATGCTGCAGCGGCCGCGCGAGCGCATGGGCGTGGCGCTGGTGCTGCGCGGGCGCATGGGCAGCGGCAAAACGAAAATCGGCGAAGTGATCGGCTGGATCATTCCGCGGCATTATTTCCTGGTCGACGATCCGCGCTATGTGACCGGACAATTCAACGCGCACATGGCGACGTGTCTCTTGCTGCAGGCCGATGAGGCCGTGTGGGCGGGCGACAAAGCGGCGGAAGGCCGATTGAAGGGCTTGGTGACGTCGCCGATCCAGCAGATCGAAGCCAAGGGCGTCGATCCGATCCGGCTGAAAAACTATGTGCGGCTCATTCTGACGTCGAATGAGGATTGGGTTGTGCCGGCCGGCAAGGACGAGCGGCGCTTTGCCGTGCTCGACGTCGATCCGCGCTGTGCGCAAAACCATGATTATTTCGGCGAAATGGATAAGGAGCTGCTCGCCGATGGCGGATTGGCGCATCTGCTCGGAGATCTGCTGCGGTTCGATCTCAACAGCATCGATCTGCGCAAGATACCGCGCACGGATGCGCTCCTTGAACAGAAAATCAGGACGCTCGATAGCGTCGAAAGCTGGTGGTACGGCCGGTTGCGATCGGGCGCGACGCTGCGCTATGGCGTGAACTGGAACCGCGAGGTCGCGTGTTCGGCGCTGTTCGACGACTATATCGCGACGTCGGAAAAGATCGGCGTGCGCCGAAAGCAAGAGGAAACCGTTTTCGGCATCAAACTCGGCAAGCTGTTGCCGCAGATCGACCGCAAGAAACGGACGATCGATGTGCAGGACGAGCAAGGCAACACCAGCACCAAGCGGACATGGTGCTACATCATGCCGGACATTGTGGAAGCGCGAGACACATTCGCGCGCAGTCTCAACCAAACAGTCACTTGGCCGCTCGATGACGACGCAAAGCAAGCGCCGGTTGCTGATTCTATGGACGAGCAAGTGCCGTTTTGATCCGTCAACAGCAAAAACATCGGCGAAAATCGCCCTACCTGCCTTACGTCGCGCGCGAGGTAGGGCGCGGAGTTTACCGCATTCCATCGGCATTCGCCCGGCCTGCCTTACGTGACCTACGTGCGGACTCCTGTGCGCGTGCGCGCGCGAGTCGAGCCTTTCATTTTGGACTCGTGCCGCGTGTGTCTCGCGCTCAAAAGGCGTGCGGAAATTTATTGTCGACTTTGCCGAAACGTAGGGCAGGCCGGACAGGTGGGGCAACGCCGCATCATATCGGCACGGATTTACTGACCTACCTTTTTAACAAGGTGGGACAGGTAGGACATTCGATGCTTTGCGAGAGTTTTGGATAAGTCACCGCGTTTGCTGTGGACAAGCTGGGCACAAGAGGAACTAACAAATGCTGATCCGATCAAACGACGCCGATCTTCATTCGGGCACTTTTCCGATGAGCGGTGTGGCTGGCGCTCGATGGCACGTGGCGTTTTCGGTTAATCCCAGCGATGCGCGGATGGTCCAGGGTTTGCGTAATGCCGGCTACGAGGTTTGCTATACCCAAGTCCGCGAGCTGAAAGACATTCCGAAGCGAAAGCTCACAGCATCGAAGCGCAACGCGCTGCTGCCGAGCAAAGTGACGGTTCTGCGGCCGTTGTGGCCGCGCTATCCGTTTGTCCGCTTCTCGCTTGATGACGGTCAATGGCCGGCGTTATTCAAGCGTATCGGCGTTCAAGGTCTGCTGTGCGATGCCGATGGCGAGCGTGCACTGCCGGCGCCGATCGATGATGCAATCGTGAACGCCTTGCGTGCGCTTGAAGTCGACGGCGCGTTGCCATCGAAGGCAACGATCAAAGAGATCGGCAAAATTCTGCCATCGCCGCGGCAGCTTGCTGTTGAGGAATGGAAGGTCGGCGAGCGCGTTCTGATCAACAGCGGACCGTTTAGCGGGCACGATGGCATCATTGACGAGCTTCCTGACGTCGCTGTCGGCGAACTGGACGATGCGACGAGAATCAGATTGCTTGTCGCGATGTTCGGGGGCCACGTGCCGGTTGAGTTGTCGCTGGCCGATATCCAAAAGCTCTAAGCGTCGTCACGTTCGCCGTCACGGTCATCGTCACGCCGCTTGCCACGCGCCCGTCACGCGAATGGCCGCGCACACCCGAAACGATGCAATGCCACCTAAGCCGAATGTTTTCCGACCGCAGCATCTTGGTCCGGGCGATCGTGCTAGCTTCGATCGAAGGCGTAAGGCCGAACAGCCGTGGCGCGGCTGGTACAATCTCGCGATCTGGTCACGGTTACGGCTGATGCAACTCGGCAGGCAGCCGTTATGCGAAACCTGCCTCGCTAAATCGCCGTCGATCGTCACTGCGGCGACTGTTGTTCACCACAAGCGCGCGCACAAGGGCGATTGGGCGCTGTTCATCGACCCGAATAACCACGCCTCGGCGTGCAAACCCTGTCACGACGGCGAGCTGCAAGCTGCCGAAAAGACTTCCGGCCTATTAGGCGGGGGGTAGGGGGGTCAAAAGTTTGCGGCCTGCCTGCCGCGGACCGGCACTTAAGATCATCCAAACCGCCGCAAAATTTTTTGCCGAAATTATTTTTTTTGGTGCGTCAAAGCTTAGGGCAATTTGCCCTAACCTCGCATGGAGGCCGCGCAGCTATGGGACGTCGCCGGCAATCTCCGCAGCAGCAGCGCCAGCGCGGTTATCCCGGCAAGCGCAAGAGCAAGATCGACCGCGCGATCGAGGAAGCCGGCCGGCTCGCCGAGCTGCTCGCCGCGGCGCCGGCATCGAGCGACGCGCCGCTGTCGCCGCCGGCTTACGTGAACGATAAGCGCATGCAGCCGGCGCTCGCGGTGTGGAACGAATATGCGCCGCAGCTCTCACGCTCCAATCTGCTCGACAGCGTCGATCGCCATAGCTTCGCGATCTTTTGCGTCTACATGGCCGAGTTTCTTGCCGCCCATGACGACATTCTGCGCAACGGCTATTCCAAAGCGGTCAAAACGATTTCCAAGGATGTGATGCTGCGCGAAAACCCGGCCGTCTCTCGCCGTGACGCTGCAGTAAAATTCGTCATGGAGCTATCGAAGCGGTTTGGCCTGACGCCGCTTGATCGTTACGCGCTGATGAAGGATCAATTCCTGGTGCGCGATCAGTTGCCGCGTCGCGGCGGCGAAGGCGACCTTGTCGATCGCGCCGCGGCCAAGGCTGCAACGCCGGCACCGGCGCAAGATGATACGCCGCCGGCCGCGCCTGCAGCGCCCGCGCCCGAAGGCGACCCTCTCGGTATTCTCAATCAATTCGATTCTGATCCGCCGCCCTCGCGGATGAATTGACCGCGCTGTCATGGATGCCCCGACAGCGACGAGCGCCGCGGCGCTTGCGGTCGGCGCGCCAGAGTGTTTGCACCCGGAACCGGAATGGGTGCGCGCTGCCGCCGACGATCATGGCTTCGATTGGGTGCGCCGCTACTGGCGCCGCGCCGCTGCCGTGCCCGGCGCATGGTTCGATACAGCGAAGGCCGATAAAACCGTCGCGCTGTGGCCGCGCATCTTCAAACTGACGATCGACCGCTTCGCATCGAAGCCGTTCCGCCTCAGTATCTGGCAGGACGCGATCGTGCGCCTCCTGATCGGCTGGAAAGTGCCGAACGAGGTCACGGACCCGGACTCCGGCCAAACCGTCATCGTTCACGTCCGCCTGTTTCGCCAATTGCGGCTTTGGATACCGCGCAAAAACGGCAAAACGGAATTCCTCGCCGCGCTGGCGCTGCTGTTCTTTCTGCTGGAGGGCGTCGTCGCAGGCGAGGGCTATGTTTTCGCCCGCGACGAGGACCAGGCGGCCATCCCCTTCGCCCGCATGAAGGCGATGATCAGTTATGCGCCGGGCATTGCCAAGCGCGCGCTGGTCAACAAAAAGTCGATCTGGATTGCCGATCTGCGCGCCGCCTTCGTGCTGCTGACCGGCCGCGGCGAAGGCAAGCACGGCAAATCTCCCACAGTCATCCTCGGCGACGAAATGCACGAGTGGGAAACGATGGAGGTTATGAACAATCTGCGCCAGGGCACTGGCGCGCGCCTGCAGCCGATCGAACTCTATGCGTCGACCGCGGGCCTAAAAACGCAAGCGGTCGGCCTGCAGATGTGGGACGAAAGCCTCGCGATCGACGAGGGCCGCACTGACGATCCGACAACGCTTGTCGTCATCTTCGCCGCCGGCGAGGAAGAAGATTGGACCGACGAAAAAGTCATCGCGAAAGCCAATCCCTCGCTCGGCCTGTCGCCGACCATCGCCTTCATCCGCCGCGAGCTGTCGCTTGCAAAAGACAATCCGCGCCGCGAGGCGCATTTCCGCCGCTACCATCTAAACCAGTGGGTCGAGCAGGTTGTCCGCTGGCTCAACCGGAAAAAATGGGAAGCCTGCAGCAGCGGGCCGGATGCCTGGAAAGGCTTCGCCGCCGCACTGGCCGGCCGCAAGTGCTACGGCGCCGCCGACGTCTCCAAGAATTTTGATTTCACGGCGACCACGTTCTGGTTTCCGCCGATCGAGGGCGAGAAAGCGCCGAAAATTCTTTCCAAGTTCTGGCTGCCCGAAGAAACCATCGCCGCGCGCAGCAAGAGCGAGCGCATCGGCTTCGATCGCTGGGCCGAGCAGGGCGCGATCATCCCAATACCCGGCGGCGTCATCGATCTCGACTATGTGCTGAAATCTGTCGTCGCGGATTTCAAAGCCTTCGATGTGCAGCTTTTCGGCTGGGATCCTTGGAACGCGCAAAAGCTCTACACCGATCTGGTCAAGGAAGGCATTTCGACCGATCGGCTGACTGAGGTTCGCCAGGGCCATCGCACGCTTGGCACGGCCAGCGCCGATCTGGAGCGCCGTGTTTATGCCGGCGATCTCGATCACGGCTCGCATCCGGTTCTCAATTGGATGGCAGGTCACTGCGCAGTCCGTTTCGACGAAAATATGAATTTCGTGCCGGCAAAAAAGGCATCGAAGCTCAACATCGATGGCATTGTCACGGCCGTCATGGCCGATGCGCTTTGCATCGCTGCGCCGCCGCCGCCTGCCGATCTGCACAAGGCGATTGCCGAGGGGACAGCGATCTCGTGAACGCGATCAAACAATTCATCAAGGGGATCGACGGCCGCGACGTCCTTTGCGCCTTCGGCCTCGCGCTGGGCGGCTATGGCCTTTTTCTGATCTATCCGCCGGCGGCATTCATCGTGCCGGGCACCGTCATGGTCGCACTTGCGGTCTTCGCCTGATGCTGTCGAAAGCAAAAGAGCGCCGCGCGACCGTCGCGCAGCCGTTTCCGCCGCGTGATCCGCAGCTCGCGTCGCTGTGGGGCTACTCGGCGATGTCGTCGGCCGGCGTCACCGTCACGCCGGAAACCGCACGCCGCTGTCCCGAAGTCGATGCCTGTGTCGGCCTGATCGAGGATACCGTCGCGACACTGCCGCTCGATCTTTTCCAGCGCACTGGCGACGGCGAGCGCCAGCGCGTCGACGACGATCCGCTGCATGTCCTGCTGCATGATCGGCCGAATGCCTGGCAGACGTCGGCAGAGTGGCGGCAGATGATGGAGGGCCATCGCCAGACTTATGGCGATGCCTATTCGCAGATCATTCCGAGCGGCACCGGCATCGGCGCGCTTGAGCCGATGCACCCGCTCGATGTCTGGCCGTTTCGGCAAAACGGCAATGTGCTCTATCGCTGGTCGCCGCCCGGCACGTCGCCGGTCACGCTGCTCGCGGACGAGGTTCTGCATATCCGCGACCATCCGTTCCGGCGCGATCTGATCCGCGGCGAGTCGAAGGTCGATCGCCATCGCGAAACCATCGGCGCTGCGCTTGCGACCGGCGAATATCTGGCGCGCTTTTTTGCCAACGGCGCCACGCCGAAAACATTCCTTGTGGTGCCGCCAGGGCAAAATCTCAGCGAGCCGGAAAAAAAGGATCTGCGCGACCAGTTCGAGCGGCGTCATGCCGGCCTCGAAAACGCGCACCGCATCGGCACGCTGACTGCCGGCATCGATATCAAGACGATAGGCGTCGACAACGAAAAGGCGCAGGTCATCGAAGCCTATGCCAAACTGGTTTCGCAGATCGCACGCATTTGGGGAATCCCGCCTCATCTGATCGGCGACGTTTCCAATTCAACGAGTTTTGGCGCCGGCATCGAGCAGCAGTCGATCGGCTTCGTCGTCTATTACATGCGGCCGAAACTGGTCGCATGGGAACAGGCTCTCAATCGCGCGCTGATGTCGCAATCCCGGCAGAAGCAGTTTTATTTTGAATTCAACGTCGACGGCCTGCTGCGCGGCGATTTCAAGTCGCGCATGGATGGTTATGCGCTGATGGTCCAGTGGGGCCTTGCGACCGCGAACGAAATCCGCCGGCAAATGAATCTGCCGCCGCTGCCAGGCGGCGACGAGCGCCTGACGCCACTCAATATGGTGCCTGCGACACGCATCATGGACGTGCTGTTGCGCTCGCCGCAGCCCGGTGCAGGCACGCGCGATGCTGATGCGCTGACGCGCATGCTCGCAGAGATAATCATCGCCGCTAATCAAGGCCGCAAACTGGAGCTGGTCGCATGACGACGCTGAATAATGCCGGCGTGACCTACGCGCATTCGCTGATCGACGCCGGCAAGGTCGACAAGGACTCAGACTGGTCGTTCACCGCGGCGGATGGAAAGGCGTTGCTCGGCGACGGCAACGATTGGGCCAATTACGGGCGCAATCACATGGGCGTCGACGCGTCCGCAGCCGACAACACGGAAGCCCACTTCAAATATCCCTTCGCCAAGGGCGGCAAGCTTTACCGCTCGGCGCTGACCGCGATCCGCGATAGGGCGGCGCAGCAAGGCGATAGCGCGATCTTTAATGCCGCCGGCCGATTGATCGACGAGATCGACGGTAAGAATGCCGATGTCGCGCGCGCTGCGCCGGTTGCAGCGGCCGAGATCGAGCGCCGCGGCTTCGTCGCCGATATCATGCGCATCGAGCGCCGGTCCGGCAAAGGCGCGCTGCTGATCGGCCACGCCGCCGTTTTCAATGCGCTGTCTTCCGATCTCGGCGGCTTCCGCGAGCAGATCGCGCCGGGTGCCTTTGCCGATGCCATCAAGACCGACGACGTCCGCGCGCTGTTCAATCACGATCCGAATTTTGTGCTCGGCCGCAACAAGTCCGGCACGCTTGATCTGGCCGAGGATGCACGCGGCCTCGCCATCAAGATCGACATGCCGGACACCAAGACCGTGCGCGATCTTGTCGTCGCGCCGATTGAGCGCGGCGATATCTCGCAAATGAGTTTCCAGTTCAGCGCCATCGATCAGGCGTGGGATGGCGGCGAGAACAATAATGCGCCGGTTGTGCGCACGCTGAAAAAGGTTCGGCTGTTCGACGTCGCGCCGGTGACGTTCCCGGCCTATCCGCAAACCGACGTCGCCGTGCGCCAGTTGCGCGGCTTCCTCTCAGCTCGCCAAGACGTTCCGCGCGGAATTCCGAATTTGGTCCGCGCCAAGGACATGCTGGCACGCGTGTCCTGACACCAATCCCCTCGCGGGGTTAACCCGGCCGGTGCGCGCGAATTGCGAAATTCTTTGCGCCTCGGTCTTTTTCCACTGGAGGACTGACTATGTCCGATCGCCTGAAGGAACTCCGCGAAAAGCGGGGCAAACTGATCCACGATCTGCGCGCCATCATCGCCGCGGCGGAAAAAGAAAAGCGCGACATGACGGCCGACGAGTTGGCGAAGCACGAGGAAATTTTCAACAGTTCGGAAACCGCGCGCAAGCAGATCGAGGCCGAGGAACGCACCGCCGAGATCGAGCGCCAGGAGGCCGAGGAAGCCGGCCGTACCGCCGAAGCGCGTGCCCGCGCCGGCGGCGATACTCAGCCCGGCCACGACAAGGTGATCGAGGAAAAGCGCCTCGCCGCCTTCCGGCGTTATCTCCGCAGCGGCACCATTGCCGGCGACGGCGAAAAGGAACTGCGCGATATCCAGGCCGGCACGGATACCGAGGGCGGCTTTATCGTCGCGCCGCAGCAGTTCGTCGCGCAGCTCATCAAGTTCGTCGACAATGTCGTGTTCATTCGCAGCAAGGCGAATGTGCTGCAGGTCCCGACCGCGTCGTCGCTCGGCATTCCGTCCCTGGATGCCGATACCGATGACGCCGTGTGGACCACGGAACTCGCGACCGGCGCTGACGATGCCGGCATGAAGTTCGGCAAGCGCGAACTCGTGCCGCATCCGCTCGCCAAGCGCATCAAGGTTTCCAAGAAGCTGCTGCGCGTGTCGATCCTGCCGATCGACCAGATCGTCATGCAGCGTTTCGCCTACAAGATGGGCGTGACGCAGGAAAAGGCGTACATGACCGGCACCGGCGCGCAGCAGCCGCTTGGCCTGTTCACGGCGTCGAATGACGGCATCCCGACGTCGCAGGACGTCTCGACTGGCAATACCACGACGGCGATGACGTTCGACGGGCTGATCAACACCAAGATGAGCCTGAAGGCGCAATACTGGAACAAGGGCGAGTGGATTTTCCACCGCGACGCCATCAGCCAGTTGCTGAAACTCAAGGACGGCGAAGGCCGCTATATCTGGCAGCAGTCGATCGCTGCCGACAAGCCCGACACGCTGCTGCAGCGGCCGATCAATATCAGCGAATATGCGCCGAACACGTTCACGACCGGCAAATATGTCGGCATGTTCGGCGATTACTCCTGGTATTGGATCGCCGATGCGCTCGACATGCAGGTCCAGCGCCTGCAGGAGCTCTATGCCGAAACCAATCAGGACGGCTTCATTGCCCGTCTGGAATCGGACGGCATGCCGGTGCTGGCGGAAGCCTTCGCCCGCGTGAAGCTCGCGTAAGTCGCGCAGCTCACTAGAAAACAGCGCGCGGCGTTTTGGCGTCGCGCGCATCCAACCTCAATCACATTCCAGATCGCAAAGGATCAAGGCTATGCGCAATCTTTCGCAGGAAGTTTTCATCGACCGCATCAAGGTCGATGGAACGAATTTCGAGGGCGCCGCGGGCACCACGGCACTGGACAGCGACATCATCGATACCGCGACGTGCGAGGGCGTGCTGATCATGATCGGCTTCGGTGCGATCGTGACCGGCGCTGTGACATCGACCTTACTGCAGGATGGCAATGACGGCGTGTCGCTGACCGATGCCGTCACTCTCGCCGGCTCGACCGTGACGGTTGCCGACAGCGATGACGATAAAGTCGTCATCTATGACGTCTATCAGCCGGTCAATCGCTATCTGCGCGTTGTGACCAGCCGCGCCACGCAGAATGCGACCGTCGATTTCATCACGGTGATGAAATACGGCCGCCGCAAGCAGCCGCCGACTGTCGGCGCCAATCTGCAGGGCGGTGCCATCACTTTCCTGCAGTCGCCCGGTCATTAAGGCCGCGCGTTGATATTCGCCATGTGGCGCGGTGCGAGCCGCGCCACATTTCGCCATCCATAATTTCGTCAGGGAAAAACCATCATGGTCGATGCTACGGAAACTGTCGGGCTTTACCGGCAAACCTCGCCTGCCGGCGTGACGACCGAAACGGTCGGCCCGAATGGCGTGATCAATATCGATACCGGCGGCGCGTTACAGGTTGCTGGCGTCGACAAGACGGCCGCGCTTGCCGCTGCTGTCGCCAATCCCAGCGCTGGCTTGGCAGCCGGCTACAAGATCGCCCGCGGCGTGCACCAGCAGGCCGCGGCAAGCGATACCGTCGTCAGCGGCCTCGCGACCGTTGTTGCCGTCGTCGTTTCCTTCCGCGACACGCCGACGGTCAAGCAAATGTTTGTCACCGCGAGCATCGGCGACCAGGCCGGCGCGCCGGCTGCCGGCTCGTTTCTGATCAAGTCTTTTGCGCCGACGGCAAACAACAACGTGACGCCGACCGCGGCGTCCGATTTCACCGACAATATCAATTTCGATTGGATTGCGATCGGAACCTGACGATATTGGGAGTGAGGCCGATGCGCGTGCGCATGCTGACCCGTATGGCTGGACCGCAAGGCAGCGCCGAGCCCGGCGCGATCGTCGATCTCGATCGCGCCGAGGCGTTCGACATGATCGAGCGCGGCTGTGCCGAGCAGGTCGAGGATGCGATAGCCTCGCCTGGTGAAACCGCAGATGCGGCGCCGAACCGTCGCCGGCGCCGGCGCTAGATCATGCTGCCCGCCGATATCCGCACGACGCTGACGGTCGTGACGCCGCCTGCTGGCGATCTGATCGCGGTCGCCGACATCAAGAGTCAGGCGCGCATCGACAGTGACGATGACGACACGCTGCTGCAGCTTCTGGCCGACTCGGCGATGGCGCATTTGGACGGCGCCGACGGCATCCTTGCTCGCGCCTTATTGCAACAAACTTGGCTGATGCGGCTCGACACGTTCGGCAATCTCTATGCCGCCGATATCATCGGCCGTGTCTATAATCAGATCCTCGTGCCGTTGCCGCCGCTGATCGCGATCGATTCCATCAAATACATCGACGTCAACGGCGTGCAGCAGATTGTCGACCCGTCGATCTATCAGCTCGTGCCGGCAGGTACGCGGCATGCCGTGATCGTGCCCTCCTATGGCAACCAATGGCCTTCGCCGCGCGGCCAGATGGATGCGGTGCAGGTTCAATTCACTGCAGGCTATGGCGAGGACGCTGCCGACGTTCCAGCGCCGATCCGCCATGCGGCGATGCTGCTGGCTGCGCATTGGTACGAGCATCGCGAGGCCGTCATCGCCGACAACCGCGTCGCCGTCGCGGAAATGCCTTTTGCGGTCGAGCGTCTGCTGGCGCCGTACCGCGCGTCTTGGTTCTGAGCAAAGCAAACATCGGGGCTACACATGACAACCAATCTCGTCTCCAAAATCCATGCTGGCATCGAGGGCACCTATTCCGGTGCTAGCGCCTACAGCACGCAAAACGACCTGACGACGTTCACCAAGCAATCGCTGGCGCCGATTCCGCTCGACAGCGGCACGGCGACCGGACAGGCCGATACGCTGTTCACCGGCGAGCGCACGCTGTCGGCCTCGGCTTCGGAAAATCTCGATTTTGCCGGCGCGCTGACTGACAATCTCGGCAACACGTTGACCTTTGGTCATATCAAGGCGCTTGAGATCGAAGCCGACGCCGGCAATACCAATAGCGTCATCGTCGGCGCTACGGCATCCAATCAGTTTATCGCCGGCTTTGGCGGTGCAACCCATAGCTGGACGCTGGGGCCTGGCGACCGGATGGTCGTTTACAGCAAGGCCGGCTGGGCGGTGACGCCTTCGACCGGCGATCTGCTCAAGGTCGCAAATTCCGGTTCCGGCACGTCCGTTAAATACCGCATCACGGCGCTCGGCACGTCGAACTGATATCCACACATGCGGACCGGCCAGCTCGACAAGCGCGCGACGTTTCGCCAGCTCGCCGCCGATACCGGAGACGGCATGGGCGGCCGTGCGCAGCGCGCCTGGGCGCCGCAATTCGAGCGTTGGGCCGAGCTGGTCGCCGAGCGCGGCCAGGAAGCGCGCGACGCCGGCCGCGAAGCCTCGCCGCGCATGGCGACGCTGACCGTCCGGCGCGACTCGCAAACCATGCAAGTGACGCCGGAATGGTCGGTCGAGATCACGTTCGCCGGCGTGACCGAATTTTGGAATATCCGCTCGGTCAATCCGTTCGATCGCCGATCGGGCCTGATCTCAATGGCGGTCGAAAGCGGTGTGGCAATCTGATGGCCGGTTGGAAAGGCAAAGCCGAGTGGCTGTCGGCCGCGCGCAATTGTGCGCCGGCACTCTATTCGCGCGTCGAGGGCGAATTTTCCGCTGCCGCCTATCAGATGGTCGCCGTCGCGCAAAGCCTTTGTCCGACGCAGGTTGACGCGCCATTTCACGAGCCGCCTGGCACACTGCGCGCCAGCATCGACGTCAAGTTCACGCTCGATCGTGGCAATGCGTTTCATGTCGAGGTCGTCGCCGGCGCCGGCGCCGCCTATTACGGCCGCTTTGTCGAATTTGGCACGCGCGCAGGCGTCAAAGGCGCGGGCTACGTCAATCGCAAGGGTCGCAAGCGCAAGGTCTACCGCACGCATCCAGGCACGCCGCCGCATCCGTTTTTCTGGCCGGCCTATCATCAGACGATCGGCCAGGTGCATGCCGCTCTCGGTGACATCGCCAAATCGGCGCTGGCGGAAGCCGTCGGCTGACCCGATGGTTCCCGATCTCGGCGGCATTCAGGCCGCAATCGTCGCGGCATTGGCCGGCGCGCAAGCCGTGACGGCGCTGCTGGCCGATGGCGCCAACGGCATCAAGGATGATGTTCCGGAAAATTACACCGGCTTTCCTTACGTCGAGGTCGGCGAGTGGTCGGTGGTGCAAGAGGATGCGTCGCTGTCGGATGGCTATGACGCGACGCTGACGCTGCGCATCTGGTCGCGCGGTGGCGGCCAGAAACAAGTGCATCAGATTTTCGGCGTGATGCGGCCGGTGCTGCACATGCAGACCTTCACGGTCGAAGGTTTTGGCACCGTCATCACGCAGCTCGTCGGCTTTGTGACGTTCAAGCCCGCTGACGGGATCACCTATCCCGGCACGGTGCGCGTCGGAGTCATCGCGGCAGAGAAATAGGCCGCTTCAACTGCGAAAAAGGAGACACACGTCATGTCAAAGCAACTCGGCCGCGCGATGCTCTGGAAAGTAAAGGTCGGCGGCGTCTATGTGACCGTCGGCGGCCTCAAGTCGCGCAAGTTCACGCTCAATAATTCGACGGTCGACGTGACGTCGCAGGATTCGGTCAATGCCGGCATCCTCAATCAGGAAATCGAAATGGGCGTGCAGAAATTTAGTGTCGACGGCACGGTCCTTTTCGACAGCGACGCCACGGCCGTTGCAGTCATGGAGGCTGCGCGCCTGCAAACCGCTGTCGACAGCGAGATCATCGTGCCGAACTGGAAAACGCTGCAATGCTCAACCCTCTATGTCACCAAGCTTGAGGGCAGCGGCGACGAGCAGAAAGAGCTGTCGTTTTCCATCACCATCGAGGCGAGTGGCATCATCAACGCGACCTGATGACGCTTGTTTTTAGATCGGTGCGCGCCGGCGTCGCCTTTCGTTCTGGCCTTGTCGCGGCAGATTTGGAATCTGCGCGCCAGGCAGGAACGGGGCGAGCCGGTCGAGGCGCAATTGCTGGCCGCGCTGGCGACGCGCGATGCCTTTCGGGAGGGTCGGGATTGTGAAGATCAATCAGGCGCGCGGCGAAGTGCCGTTTGAGGCTGCCGGCCAGAAATTCGTGCTGGTCGCGACGGCTGAAAACCTTGCCGCGCTTGAAGTGCAAAGCGGTGCCTACGGCTTCAAGGAGATCGTGCGGCGGCTGGAGGGGCAAAGTTTGCATACGGTGCGCCAGGCGCTGATGTGCATGGACAAGGCTGTTTCTGACCCGGTCGTGGCTTTGAAAAAGGTCAAAAAGCTGAACACGCACGATCTGATCAGAGCGGGAACGGCCGTGACCCGCGCCATCATGTTCGAGCTGACCGGCGAAGCCGAAAAAAAAGACAGCGGCGCAAGGGAGACGAGTTAGACGGGCCGATCCCTTGGCGCCGTTACATTGAGGTCTGTTGTGGTGCGCTCGGCTGGACGCCCACTGCTTTTTGGTCCGCGACGATCGCGGAGATCGCGGCGGCTGTCGACGGCTATATCGAAGCGAACAGCGTTCCCGACGATGACACGCTGACGCGCGATGAGCTGGACGAATTGAAAGAGCTTTATCCCGATGGCTAATTCAACCGGCATGCCGACACTGTCGACCTCGTTTGAGGCCGACACGTCGCAATTCGGCGATGCCGTCGAGCAACTCGCCAAGCTGGTCGACCAGCGCACGCAGGATATGTCGGACAATATCGCCCGCATTCACACGGCGAGCGATAAAGCCGCCGGCGATATGCAGGGCGTCAAGTCGAGCCTCGACGGCATTCTGAAATTTGCCGGCGCGCCGGTGCAGAGTCTCGCCGCGGCGCTGGGCATCGATTATGTCGCCGACAAAGTGAAGGCGCTGCTCGATAGTTTCCAGCAGATCGAGCAACTGGCGAGCCGGACGGGACAATCGACCGATCAGGTGCAGGCGCAGCAATTTGCGCTCAACGTGTCCGGCGTTTCGGCCAGCGACACCAATGGCGGCCTGCAGCATCTGTCGCAATTGCTCGCCGATGCCGTGGCAAACAATAATATCCTGAAACAGGAATTCGACGCCAACAACGTCGCACTGACCGACAGCAACGGAAAACTGGTTTCCATGAGCCAGCTATTGACGTCGCTGGCTGGCCTGTTTGCCAACGCCATCGGGCCGGTGCGCTCGCAATTGGCGCAGGCGCTCGGCCTGTCGCAGAATTTCGCCGATGCTCTCGGCCAGGGGCCGGCTAAATTCGAGGCGCTCGTCGCCGGCGCGCAGGAAGCCGGCGCCGTCATCGATAAGGACATGGTCGCCGAGGCTGCGGAATTCGACCGTCAATGGGATGCGTCGACGGTTCGTTTCAAGGCCGGTTTCAAGGGTGCGATCGTCGAGATTGGCCAATTGATCGGCCAGCTCGGCCCGCAGCTTTACGACGCGCTCAATGTCGGCGGCATCCTCGATGCCATTGCTGGCGCGATCGAGCGAAGTTTCGGCGGCCTCAGGGGCATGACCGATGACGAGCTTGAGGCGGCGAAAGCCGCGGCCCAGCTCGCGCACAATCTCGGCGAAGTGCAGCGCATTCAGGATGAAATGGGCCGCCGCGCCGGCGTGATCACCATCCATCCGCAAGCGCAGCCGACCGGCGCGCCGACCAAGCTTGCCCATACCGATCCGAATGAGGGGACGAGTCGCTATGAGCGCGAAGTTGCCGCGCTCAACAAGCACGTCGCGGCGATGGAGGCCGATACGCTCGGCATAGGTAAAAACGAGGCGGCGCTGCAGACCTTGCGCGCCGAGCTGGGCTTGCTGCAGGCTGCGGAACGTGACGGCGAAAACGTCACCAATGCGCAGATCGAGGCTTACACAAAATACCGCGCGACCATGAGCGCACAGCAGGCCTTGAGCGCGGCCGGAATCAAGTTGAATGCCGACCAGGCGGCGAGCTTCGAGCAGGTGACGGGCCGCGTGAATTCTGCAGCGACGGCGCTGATGCAGAGTCAATATGCCTTTCGCGCCGTGCAGGATGCAGCCAAAGCGCTTGGTCAGGATATGGCCGACGTGTTCGAAAACATGGAAACGCATGCCAAGAAAGGCAGTGAAGAAATCAAGAGCATCTTGCAATCGCTGAATAAGGACTTGCTGCAGGCGGTTTTTACCGGCTCAGGTCCGTTTGCACAGTTGCTCGGCTTTGCCAGCCAGACGCCTGGTGCCACTGGCGGCATTTTCGGCGCTTTCGCATCCATGTTCTCTGGTTTTCACGCCGCCGGCGGCAACATTCCGGCGGGCCAGTTCGGCGTGACCGGCGAGGCCGGCCCGGAAATCGTGACCGGCCCGGCGACCGTGATCCCGGTGTCGCGCATGAATTCCTCGTCGTCATCCTCGGCAAATATCAATGTCACGGTCAACAATCCGACCGGCAACATGGAAGTCCAGTCGATGGTGCATCGAGGCGTTGCCGCGGGCCTTGGCGCCTATGACAAGGCGCTGCCGGGCCGTCTGGCCGAGCTGCAGCGCCGCAACGGTTAGGCGCCATGCCGTTTTTCTCCGACACCATCGCCGCGGCGCTCGGCGGCTCGACGGTCCGCGCGTCGCTGCTCGCCTTCCTCGATTTTGCTGGAGATCCACGCCGCGTGTGGGGCGGTTTCGGCGTGCTGAAAACCACAGACAGTAATGAGTGGTCGGGGCTTGGTGAATTCGGCACGGTGAGCGGCCTCGACGCCTCGATCGGTACCAGTGCCTCGCCGATGAAACTGACGCTATCCGGCGTCGATCCCGACATGGTCGCTAAGGCGGCAAATTCCGCTGCGGACGTCAAAGGCCGCACTGCCGCCATCTATCTGCAATTCTTCGATCCGCACTGGCAGCCGCTCGACATGCCTTATGCGCTGCGCACTGGCGCGATGGATGTCATGACACATGAGGCGACCGGCGCCGACACGCGGACCATCACGCTTGCGGTGGAGGGCCGCTGGACGGCGCGGCGCCGGCCGATTTCCGGCCTCTATGCCGATCGCGATCAAGAGGCGCGCTTTCCCGGCGATCTCGGCTTGGTGCAGGTCGCAACGCTGGTCAACAAAGCGATCCGATGGCCGACTTTTTGAACTGCCCCGATCTCGTCGCGTTCCTGCGCGCAGGCGCCGGCCGGCGCTTTGTATGGGGCGAGTGCGACTGCCTGTTGTGGATGGCCGAATGGGTTTCTGTTCGCATCGGCGTTGATCCGGCACGCGAGCTTCGCGGCGCCTATCGCAACGCGCTGGCTGCCAAGCGCATCGTCGATAGTGCTGGCGGCGAGTTGGCGCTGGTCAGCGATCTGGCGCGCCGCGTTGGGCTATCATTTACCGACGATCCGCTGCCCGGCGATATCGGCCTCGTCAAAACTGATTTTGGCTATGTCGGCGCCATCCGGCTGCTGCGCGGCTGGGCGATCAAGGCCGATCTCGGCGTCGCACTGGTGAGTCATCCGGCGCGCGCGGCCTGGAGCGTCTGATGCCGGAAGTCATCGGGCTCGCTATCCTGTCGGCTTTCGATGTTGCCGACGTGACGCTGATCGGCAGCCTGACGCTGGCAACTGTCGTCGGTACTGCGGTTGTCGGCGCCGCCACGATCGCTGCATCGTTGGCGCTCGGCTCGATGCTGCAGCCGAAACCGAAAACGGCGCAGACGGCCGCCGCCAATGAGAATGAACAGGCCGTAGTCAGCCAGGCGCTCGCGCCGCGCGTGCGCGCTTATGGCCGCGTTAAGATCGGCGGCGTGAGAAACTTTTGGGATAGCCGCAACGGCAATCTCTATCAGTCGATCATGATGATGAGCGACCGGATCGACGCTTTCGAGGAATTCTGGATCGCCGATCAGGAAGTGCTGACCGACGCCGGCGCCGCCGGCGGCAATGTTACATCGGCGCCGTACAATGTGATCACGCCGAGCGCGGTTGTTCTTGAGGCGCATCTTGGCGCAGCGACGCAATCGGCGTCGAGCATTCTCAGTTCGGTTTGGTCGGACGTCTGGGGCGCGGCGTACCAGCTCAAAGGCATCGCCTATCTGGTCGCGGTTTTCAATTCGGTGCCGCAAGCCAATTTCTTTAGCACCTACCCGCAGAGCTATGACACGCAAGTTCGCGCCGTCATCCGCGCGGCGCTGGTGTGGGACCCGCGGGTCGAGGTGCAATCGGCGACCGACTCGAGCACCTGGGCCTGGACGCAGAATCTGAGTCTCTGCATCCTCGATTATATTCACCATCCTGACGGCATGAATCAGCCGCTCGACTGGATCAATGTCGAGTCGTTCACCAATTACGCCAATCGTTGCGATGAGGCCGTTCCACTGAAAGCCGGCGGCAATGAACCGCGCTACGCCTGCGGCTTTTCCTATGATTTCAGCGAGGACCCGGCCGACGTCCTGCGCCGTGCTGTCGCGGCCGGCGATGCCGAACTGTACGAGGACAATCTTGGCCGCATCGCCATCCGCGGCGGCGCCTGGGCTGCGCCATCGGTCGCGATCGACGCCGCTGATGGGGACATTCTCAGTTGGAAGCTGGCGCAGGGCAATGATGCGCTCGCCGCCTACAACGAACTGATCCCGTCTTATGTCGACGTCGATCAGGACTATCAGATGCAGCAGGCGCAATCGTGGATCAACACGGCCGCGCAGGCTGTGCAAGGCCGCGTCACGCAGGATTTTCCGCTCG